TCATTCTGCGGTGTTCCTAGAAATATAGTTCTACCAATTTCAGGTTTAATAATTGCATCAAATTCTTTAACTGTTTCTGACAACCTATCTCTCATAAGCTGTGTTTGGGAGTTATTTGCACTCTCAACGTCATCTGCAATGATAATATCGGCTCTTGAACCTGTCATCTGACCAGAAATACCCATAGACTTAACTGAGGGTGCATGACTGGCTGTAGCAGGTGCAACATCAAAGCTAATCTTTGAATGTCTTTGGTTATCTCTAGGTATTAGGTGTTGTAACATAGGCATCTCTGAGATTAACCTTTGTGTAAACGTACTGAAATCATCTGCTCTAGTTTTACTTGCAGATACTACTAATATGTTTCTTTGAGGGTTTAGTAGTAACTGGTGGCATACGTATGCCGAAGTAATCCAAGATTTACCTACACCTCTGAATGCTTCTATTACAATTCTTTTTTCTTTTGATTGAAGAAAGTCTGCAATGTCATATTGAATGGGTGTTGGCTCTGGTAAGTTTAAATGTTTCCAACATAAGAACAAAAAGTTCTTAAAGTTATTAATTCGTTTATCCATTAGTCCTCTGGGGTATCAAAAGGTACACTATCTAAAAGGTTTACTTCTTTTTTAGCAATAGGGTCTTTTGAATATTGTTTACATATCTCAAGACAAACTTTCATCTCTGAAGCTGTTAGTTCGTCACCAGATTTTAACTTGTTATAAGAATGAGTTACTAATAATTGAGGTAACTCTTTTATTATTGTTTCTAAATTACTTTGGTCTTCCTTGTCCGTTGTATTTTTTAAAGGTACTTCCTTTGTTTCTTGACTTGACATGTATTCCTTTTCTTTTTTTAGGTTTTTCTCTAGGTACATACGATTTTGCTGTTTTCATTATTTAGATAGCCTATCCATGTGATTATAAATTCTGCCAATCTGTTTATCCATTGACATAATCTCTTCGCTTAACATTCCTATATGAACCTCAAGTTCTACGATAGTCATTAGTACCCAACTAGAAATTCCTAAAAGAATTGCACCTAATACACCAATAAGCATTGTATTATGTTCTTTTTTCATTTAGCTATTTTTCCTTTGTTAATACCTTTTTTTATTACGTATTCTCGAGTTCCATTCGCGTTAATTGAAACTTCTTTTTTAAGATTTTTAAACAAGTTCATTTCTTTATCTTTATGTTCTTTATTTTTTATGAACTCTGTTAATTTTTTTATGTCTCTCATATTTTTTAGATTTTGAATTAGGAAACTTAAACGTCCATAGGTCGTCTACAGTTTTGTTTAATTTTATAAAGATGTTGTCGATACCTCCAAAGAATGCGTAGAAAAATCTATCTATCATTTTTTGAATATGCTTGAGACTTTAATTCCAAATGATGCCGCTACGATAGCACCAAAAATATAAAATAATTCAGAAGGCATAGCTGATAAAACTTCAGCCCACTTCATAAATCTTTCTGTTTCTCCTATTAAAGGGAGTGTAAGTATTCCTAAAAACCAAATCAAAATTAATTCGTCTTTTATTCCTGAGTTTTCTATTTGAGTTTTTTGTACTTCTTTACTAGCTTCAATTTCAGCAACTTGTTTGTTGCCTCTTTTTTCTAAATGTGTTGAAAGTGCTTTTGTTGTATGACTAATTAAAGTTTTACCTAATAAACTAAAGAGCATATCCTATTAAAAATAATAAAGCTGACCATATTATTAAAGCTACAATTTTTTTATCTGTATTCATGTACCATATTTTAGCTTTGTTAATATATGTTTGAGGGTTTTGTCCAAATATCATCATTATGTTTTTTCCTGTGTTAATTCTTTGCATTCAAATTTGACTGCAAGTTTTTGTTTGTTAACTAAATCTGTTCCTATATTTTCTACTGCTTGTGATGCTTTAAGGTATCCTTGTTGAATACAATCGTAATATGTGTCAAACTCTAAAGGTATTACTTTAGGATTGTAACATTGAGGTTGCCCTGCAAATGAACACAAATGCAGTATCAACACGTATTTAAAAAGCATTATTTAAACTGAAAAAATCCTATAATTCCAACTACAAGTGTCCCAATAGCTAAGATAACTTTAAGTCCACCCTTACCCATAGAAACATCTTGTCTTAACGATTTAACTTCTTTTTTCATTTCTTCTAAAGTTTTTAAGATGTTATTCATTCGTTCAGCACAAAGTTTCTCATGTGATGAAAGTCTTACACCAGTAGCGACTTCGCTAAATTCTTTTGGTGTAATTTTTTTTCTAGGCATTAGAATTTAGCTTTTAAATAATTAACATTTTGAGTTATCTGTGCTGTTGTTAATGATGTAGTTTCATAAAATAAAATTGCTTTTATTCTTCCTCTAGCTTGATAATCATTATCACCATTGCCTCGTTCAATATCCATAAAATCAATATGACTTTGTAAGGATTGTGTACCTAAACCACCTGGATTTAAAATATGTGTCGTATCAATAAATCCATCAAGAGTATTGTTTGGTCTATTAAATGTAAAAACTTTATATCCTAAATTTAAAACACCACCACTAATTGCTGTTCTTTGTTCTCCACCACCAGAGTTTATTGTAAATTGATTAGAACCACTTGCATCATAATCAAATAGCCAATACACATCACCACCAGAATTATCTCTACCATCCATTATATAACTTCTAGCACCACCATCATTTTGTGCAGTAAATTCAACAAGCATTTGAATACAATAAACATTAGTATCAACAGTAGGTATTCTCATTGATTGTCTTTGAGAATAACCTGATAGATTAAATCCCATTGTACCTGTGCTACTGTCATAAGTAGGTGAGTTATATAATGAAGCATTATCACCACCACTTATTAAATTTGTGACTGTTGAACCAGAACCAGAATAAGATAATCCACTAGCAAAATTGTAATAGTGAGTTAAACCTGTTGTAATTAATCCTGGTTTAACAGTCATGCTAAAACTTCTATCTGTAGTTTGTGTGCCACTTGTTGCTCTTAAATCAAAACTAACTGTTGTGTCGCTAGAAACATTATTTGGGTCACCAGTAATTTGACCATTAGAAGAATTTAAAGAAAATCCTGCACCAGATAAAGTTGATGTAACTTCTGAATAACTTACAGTATCTCCTTCATCATCTGTAGCTGAAACTGTTGCGTGAACTGTGCTTGAACTTTCATCATCAAAAATATTACTATTTATATTTCCACTTGCTGTTTGCCAAACAGGTTTAGCATCTACATTAAATGCACTTCCTAAAGTATTTGATAAACCAGAAGTATTTGTAACTTTAACACTAAAAGGTTCATTAGCATTTGTAACTGAAGTTGGAACTCTAGCTGTTATTGAGGTATCTGAATTTACTGTAACTGTTGGACTAGCATATTCTGTATTGTTTGCACCAATAAATTTAACAGTAGCACCAGAATTAAAACTAGAACCAGTTATAGATAAATCATAATTACTACTAATTTGTGTTTCTGTAATATTACTAGCACCGACACCAGAAACTGTTGGTGGACTATCAATACTTTTAAAAGCAGTACCAGTATAATATTCAGCTAATCCAGTTTCAGAGTTAAACCTTAATTGACCTGCTGTACTACCTCTTTCTGCTGTCGTACCACTAGCGACTTTAGTACCTTCAGTACCAGTATCAACTATATCTTCAAATTTAAAGTCAGCTATATCTCTAGCTTTTGTCATATTAAGTATTCTCCTATTTCAATTGTTTTCATAATGTTATCTTGCAGTACAAGGGTTATCTCCGACTAGAGGTTGTTCGGCAAATGCCATGTAGATGTATGATGCACCACTTCCATTTACATTTCCACTTGTAATTCCTATTTTAAAACCATTTGATAACAAATCATACTCACCTGCGTCTGCTTCTGCATTTGAAAGATTTGCCATAAGTCTATAATTTTCAGAATTGTAACCAAGTCTTTTATTATCAAACATAAACCATTCTGATGTACTATCTATTCTTTTGTGCATAACAAAAGCAGGTTTAAATCCTGTATAAACAAATGTTCCATCTGTACTTCCATTGCCAACGTAGCTTCCAAATTTTGAGAAGCCTTGTATATTTGCGAAAGCATAAAACACATAACTCTCTCCACTTCCATTTACTGCACTATTACTGTCCATACTAAATACAGATGATGTTGGTGCAGTATTATTCCATAAAGCATTTGTAGCTGAAGCAGCTGTATCATTTAATTTAATAAATTTAGTTGCACCTATTCCAGAATGATAACAATACCAATCTCCTGCACCACTAGTTTTTTTAACTATAAACATAGATGGAGCAACACCTAAACCATGACCAACTGTTGCACCTGTTGTAGCATTTCCAGAAAATGTTCCAACACTAAATCCACTTGTAGTATTAGCTGAAACTGTAGAACTTATAGAACCATCTGTATTAGCTGAACCTGCACCATTTGCTTTCCAACACCAATTTACATAATCATCTGTTCCAAAATTAAAACTTCCACTTGAACCAAATGTATAACCATCTGAATTAAATGCAGTTATAGCATTAGCATCTGTTGCTTCTGCATCAGTATTATTTGAAAATAATTTTTTTGTTCCACCTCTTACAGCATCTACAAGAGCAGGAATGTAAGAAGCATTATCTCTATTTTTAGTCCAAACAAAATCTGGTTGAAAATCCATACCACTTATAGTTTTTCCACTACCATTTGCAGTATATAAATTAGTATTAAAATAATCAGAAGGTTTTTTAATTGTAGTATAAGCCATTATAAATTTAATCCTTTTGTTGATAAGGCTGTGTAGCCTGTTGGTACGTCATATTCAAAAATACCATTACCACTTGCGTTAGTTCCTGCACTAGATACTGCTGTTGTTCCGAAGTAGCCATTGCCGAAGTTGTAAGATGATTGAACACCACCATTTGTTTGATAATGAACAGAACAAGGAAACACCATATCTCTTCCTGTTGTGCTTAATGTTACATCTGAAACATGAGCAACTCCATTTTTATAAAATGTAATTGTGTAATTATCCATATCACAAGCTATTCCCATAATATCGTTTGTAGCATAAGTTCCATAATCTGCAGTTGTATCACTACCATCTTTTTTTATTTCTCCACCATCTATATTGTAAAAACCTGTATATCCTGTTTGGTTCATAGGATTAGTTGTATTAGCCACTAAAATATTTGAACCTAAAACACCTGTATTATAAGAATTATGAACATTATCAAATTTTACTTCCCAATAATATTTTCCAGATGACATTCCAAGTGTACTTACAGCAAGTTTCCAAGCAGGAGATGTAGTTGTGCTTTCGCAAGTTAAATTACCTTTAGTTAAAGCCATCATTGCTCCTGCGTTATTAACTAAAGGATTTAATGTAGCAAAAACATTTGAAGGATTATCTTCAGTATTCGTTAATGTACCACCTGCAACTGTAAAGTTATTACCTTCACCAGATTGGTCTGTAACTGAATTACCATCTTTTAAAATAAAGAAACCATTAGTTCCATAAGTAACTGATGGAGAAGTTTTAATTGTCCAAACACCATTAGCATCATATTGTCCAAATGCTGTTGCGTCATAAGCTGTGCCATCTATAAAATGAATGTGTGACATTGAGCCATTATGATAATAAGCTGATGTTACCCATTTTCCTATTGCCATTGTACTTGTGTCTAATGGATTTGCTGAACTACCAACTGTCCAAGATTGAGTAGGTTCTTCTCCATTAACATATAAAGTAATTGCATTAGCATCACATTTACAGACTATATGATAAAATGCATTTGTATCTCTGTATTTAGCAGATGTTTTTCTTTGTTTATTATCTCCACCATCTTCTGAATAATAAAAAAGTTCATCTGAAGAAGCAAAACCTATTCCTGTTGCATCTGTTCCAGAGTTACCCCAAGATATTAAATAATTTGTTGCAGTTATACCACTTCTTTTTACCCAAGCACTAAAAGTCCAAGATGTATTTGTGCTTGATAAACTTCTTGTTAAATATGTACTAGCCATTAGTTAAATTGTCCCCCACCTGTTGCACCGAAGCTAGATGAGATTGTAAACGTTCTGTCTGCTGTTTGACTTTCTGCATCTGTTGCTAAGATTGTAAATGTGTATGTTGTTGCTGTTGTTGATGCTCCACCGAAATCGGTAGTGCTTAAAACTCCTGTTGATGTGTTTAGTGTTATTCCTGCACCACTTAATACTGAAGTTGTTTCTGAATAAGTTATTGCACTATCTGATGTAGCTGAAAGTGTTGCAAGTGTTCCAGAGAAATCTCCTGCAAATGTTCCAAGAGAAGTACCAGTTGACCATGTAGGTGCATCTGAAACTGTTAGTAATAATCCAGTTAATACTGCATTACCATCTCCATTTTCTATTCTAATTTTGTATTGTGCATCTACTGTTAAAGTAACGACTACAGTTAAAGAAGTAGAGTTATTAAAAGTTACTGATGTTGGGTTATACCAAATACCTGTAGATGGATTTAAAAATTCTACTTGTGGAATAGACTGAAAGTTTTGACCTGTAATTGTAATTGTTGCTTCTGCATTTGTTATAGTTGATGGAGAGATAGAACTAATAGTTGGTTTAGTTTCTCCAACTGTAACACTTCCACCTAAATTAACTGCTGAACCATTTATAGTAATAGATTGATTAGCTAATTTAGCATTAGTAACTGAATTATCTGCAAGTCTTGCAATGTTAAGAGTTCCAGTTAAACCAGAGGCATCAAAATCTGCTACTGAAAATGTACCAAAACCAACAATTTCTAAAATATCATTTACA